GCGAAAGATTGTCGGCAGATAGTCTTCCATTCCATGCTTGGCGGCGATTTCCTGCACCGCGTCAGAGTCAACTTTTCGACTGAGGCGGCTCGTCACCTTAATTCCATACGGGCCGGCCTCGATCTGTCGCACGCCTTCGTCGGCTTCGTCAATCGCCATAATCTTTGAGATCTCGTCCTCAATGATCCGGCGTTTTTCGACTGCGACGCGCTCCTCTTCCTTGGCCATAATCCAGTCTCTGGACAATTCGAGGAGTCGCATCACTGGCCCCCGATCTTCTTGATGATTTCGCCAAGGTCGGGGCCCTCCCACGTCAAGAGCTTGCCCGACCGATCCTTTGCCTGCCATAGACCGTCGCTCTCGCACATCAGGGCGCGCTGCGGCACTCCCTCGGCATCCTTTTCAAGCCGAAGCGCAAGAACTTCGTCAAAGAAATAGGGCAGTGACTGGCCGGCCTTGTTGCCCGGCATTGATGGCGCGTACAGCACGCGGCCCATCTCGTCGGTCGCCTTCTCGAGCTTGGCGGTCATATATACGTGCTTGCCGGGAAGGTCACGGAACGCACGAATGATGTCCGAAATCTGCTCTTGCATGGCACCATATGCCTGACGGGGATCCTTGGCCGTCTTCTTCTCGGCATTCAAAATGACTTCGGCAATCTCGCTAATCGAGTCGAGTGCGACGCTCTCGAAGGCGTCTCCCTCGTCCGACACGATCCACTTGTAGGCCTCCTTCAGATCGTCAGCGCAAGTGATCTCAATGTACGGAAGGTCGGCCTCCTGAATGGCGAGCAGGCCGCCCTCGGCGGACAACACAATCGGGCTCGGAAGTGTGGGGATGAGGCTGGTCTTTCCTGCGCCCGCCTGCCCATAAACGAGCAGCTTGACGCCTCCAGCGGACAGCCCGCCGGTCGTCTTGACTTGAATAGCCATTGCAGGCCCTTTCTTTTTCCTGATCAGTTGGATCATCCGCTCGATCAGCACTTGCAACCTAGACCCTCTTCGCGCATATTGCAACACCTAACGGGCATTTTTTTACGGAAAGGGCGAAAAAATGGCGGACATAGAAGCACTCAGGAAGGCGCTGTCGTTGATGAATTTAAGTGTGGTGGCACGGGGTTCCGGCGTCCACGTCAATGCCCTACATCGCTTTGTTCGTGGCCAAAGCATGCCCAGATTTAATACCATGCAGAAGGTGGTGGACTTTTTGAAGGTGCAGGGGGTGTGTGTTGGTTGATCTGGGATCTATTCTCTCTCGAAAGGAAGCCAAAGCATCTGGCTCGAAAATATATCGATCAGCGACGCCATGCCACCGCGGTCATGAACCGATTCGATATACATCGAATTTCAAATGCCTTGGATGTGCAAAAGAATACAAAAAACAAGAATTAGAACACAGCAAAAATCGATATCATAATGATCCGGAATATGCTGCGAAAATAAAAGAAAAGGTCAAGCAATATATAGTTAAAATTAAAGAAGATCCTGAAAAGCATAAAGAAATGAACGATAAAAAATCGGCATATGCTAAAAAACGCAGAGATAGAAACCCTTTTGTTCGCGAAAAAGAAAGCGTTAATTATAAAAAGTACAGAAAAAATTGGAACGAGGAGCAGAAACAAAAGCACCGAATTGGTGCCAGAAATAGGAAGGCTATGCTGAAGGGAGCAGATGGAAAATTTACGATCAATGATGTGCGCAATCTTTTTGCTGCTCAGACAGGCTTGTGCAAGGCATGCGATACGGATCTGACAGTCAATGGCTTCCATGTTGATCATGTGATGCCAATCAAGCTGGGCGGTTCCAATTCGCCCGAAAACTTGCAGCTTTTGTGTGCGCCATGCAATTTGTCAAAGTCGGCCAAGCATCCTGATGTGTGGTATCACGCGCGATTGAAGGGGAAACAGTGATGTCCATCGGAAACATAGAAAATATTTTGGGTGGCCCATTCACTGTGAGCAATGTATCGTCCATCAAGTCTGTCTTGCCCGTCGAGGTACAGGCCAGCGAAGCCATGCGCGGGACGGGCCTGAACCCGCCTGCAAATATTGTATTTGATGGGAAAGTTCATCGTTTCGATGCAGACAAGAAGGGTGATAAGGCCTGCTGGTACATTTTTTTCTCGGATAACATCCCGGCGGGCAGATTTGGAAATTGGAAGAGTGGCCTAGAATGTCCGTGGCGGGCCGACATTGGCCGGAGCTTGACCCCGGTCGAGGAAAGCACCAACGCCCGCCGAATGGCCGAGGCGAGGCAGATCCGCGACGCGGAAATGGCGCGGACACATGAAGTCAGTCTCTCAGTCGTCCAGAAGATCTGGTCGGAGGCGACGCTGGCCAGCGACGAGCACCCCTACCTGCAGCGCAAGGGCATCAAGGGCCACGGCGCCCGCGTGACTGGCGACGGCCGGCTGATCGTGCCCCTGCGCGACATCAACGGCATTCTGGCTAGTCTGCAGTACATCGACGCAGACGGCGGCAAGCTCTACCACCCGGGCGCGGCAGTCAGCGGCAAGTTCTTGATTGTCGGCGCGTCGGACGATCCGGGCACAATTTACCTTGCCGAGGGCTTCGCCACGGCCGCCACGATTTACGAGGTGACTGGCCGGCCGTGCGTCGCGGCGTACTCGGCCTCGAACCTCGTGCCGGTCCTTGGCGAGCTGCGCGAAAACTACGGAACCCTGCAGGACATCGTGATCGTGGCGGACAATGACGCCTCCGGCGTGGGCCAGAAATACGCCGAGCAGGCGTCAGCGAAGCACGGCGCCCGGGTAGTCGTCCCGCCAGAGCCCGGCGACGCGAATGATTATCGGCAGGCGGGAGGGGATCTCGGCACGCTCTTGGTGCCAAAGATTGACGAGTGGATCGAGCAGGCGGACGACTTTTCCGAGCAGCCGGCGCCAGTCGCTTGGCTGGTGAAGCACTGGCTGCAGGAACAGGCGCTGATCATGGTGCATGGGCCCAGCGGCGGCGGAAAGGCTCAACCGCTTGACGAGCTAATTTTAACCCCAACAGGATGGAAGACGATGGGAGAAATCACCGTCGGCAGCTATGTCATTGGATCAGCCGGTTTGCCGGTTAAGGTAACGGCTATTTATCCACAAGGGATGAAGCCTGAATGGAGAGTTTCATTTTCAAATGGGGCAGTCGTTCGTTGCTGCGACGAGCATCTTTGGACAGTTCGCAAATCAAATGATGGGCGGCCGCAGATTCTAACGACGGCAGAGATTGCAAAAAAACCTCACAAAACATGGTGGAAAGTGCCTAAGTGCGCTCCAATTAGCTATGAGAGTAATTTGAACCCGTTACCCCTTGACCCATATCTTCTTGGGGCCTTGATTGGGGACGGTGGGATTACCGCATATGTCGGGTTTTCATCGAAAGATGATGAAATCATTGATTGCATTCGTCGGGTTCTTCCAGAAGGTCACGAAATAAGTAAAAAGATCGGGGGAAATGTCGATTATCAAATCACGTCTTTACGCGGGCAGCCAAACCATGTTTGGACCGCACTTCGCTTGCTTGGTCTCGCTGGGAAAACAAGTCAGCATAAATTTATTCCCGATGAATACATGAAAGCATCACCATATGACCGACTTGCCATGCTTCAAGGGCTAATGGATACGGACGGATATGTATCTGCTGGAAATGGGACAACTGTTGATTTCAGCAATTCATCACTTCGGCTTGTGGAGCAGGTTTCTGAACTTGTTTCTTCCCTTGGCGGACTGCCCAATTCGATTCGCACAAAAAAAACATCTGGTATTGATTGTCACACGGTTACATTTCGCATGGGAAATGGTGTCAATCCGTTTCGGTTGACTCGGAAAGCTGATCGCTGCCGAACTAACGGTCATAATCTTGAGATCAGAGTCTTGAGTGCTGAACCGACAGGCCGAATGGTTCCTATGCAGTGCATTTCTGTTGCCTCAAACGATAGTTTGTATGTGACGAATGGATACATTTTGACGCATAATACCTTCGTCGTGCTCGACTGGTGCCTGCGCATGGCGGCGGGCGTGCCGGAGTGGTTCGGCAGCCGCGTCAAGGACGGGTCAGTGCTCTACCTCGCGGGCGAGGGCCACCACGGACTGAAGGGCCGCGTGGCGGCGTGGAAGATTCGGCACGGCACGGGCCGGCGCCTGACCATGTGGCTGTCCAAGAGTGGCTGCGACCTGAATACGGCGGAGGGCTACCACAAAGTAATCGAAAGCATCCGGCGACTGCCTTCGGTGCCCAATCTGATCGTCGTGGACACACTGCACCGATTCCTGATGGGCGATGAGAATAGCGCGCAGGACGCCAAGGGCATGCTGGACGCCTGCGCCGGACTGATGGGCGAGTTCGGGTGCTCAGTCCTGCTCGTGCATCACACTGGCGTCAATGAGGAGGCGCAGCACCGGGCTCGGGGATCCTCTGCGTGGCGCGGCGCGCTCGACATCGAGATTAGCATCGTGCCTGCAAAAGATGGGGCGCCCATGCAAATCGTCCAGCGAAAGTCCAAGGACGCTGAAATGGTCCAGCCGGTTTACGCCGAATTGGCGTCGGTGGAAATTCCCGGCTGGATTGACGAGGACGGAGAGCAGGTCACGAGCGCCGTTCTGGAACAGTCCGAGGCGCCGACTGCAGTCATCACAATCGACGCTAAGCTGGCGGCACACCGGAAGACGTTCGAGAAGGCGTGGTGGGCCTCCGGGGCCGAGCTGCGCGACGGTCAGCCGTATGTGTCCCGGTCGTCATTGCGCGAAAAACTGGCCGAAGGCGGAAAGAAGTCGGACCGCACAATCGAGAATGAGATGACGCAATCATATTCCGACAAGCTGATCGGCACGCTCATGAATAGCAATTCTATTGCCAAGTTCGAGCACGGGTGGGTCGTCATTGACGATTCTTGGGCGTCCGTACTGATTATTTCCATGCCATAGGTTATGGCTAAACGAACCCCCCTAAAACCCCCTTTTTTACTCAGGGGGGTTAGGGGGGCTAGGGGTCGTCTCAACCCCCCTCCTTCCCCCTCTCCCCTATAGGGGGAGGGGGGATGGGGGGTGACGAGCTGGTCGCAGGGAAGGACCAAAAAAAAACCAGTCCCGGAGGACTGGCTGAATTTTTAAGGATTATCTTAGTCTATGCAGTAAAAGCTACAACCCAGTCTATGCTTATTTCTCCCGAAAGCATGGCCACGACTATAAGGGCGATTAGTTGGGGCACGGGATACCGCCCTTGGCGGTAAAACTCGATGGATCGGATGGACTTGCCGGTGATCTTCGCGAGGTCGGCATTTGTCATGCCGATGCGGGTCATGGCGTCGATTAGCTCACTGGAGGTCATTTAACGGGGCTCCGGAGGCTGCTGGGCGGGGTCTGGGTCATTTTTGGCGCAGGGCAGCCACCCGTTGGTTACACCCCACTCAGCGAGCCTCCTAGAAAGTGCCTGCTCGACGTCGTAAACGGTCCAGATGTCTGAAGGGGTACCGAGGCGGCTGGATACCTCACAAAACGTCGCCCACAGGATCGGGTCCGCCTCGTGGCAGGGCCGGAGGTCCATGTCGATCCTCATGGCTGAGCCTCCTTCAGGGCACGATTAGCCGCAACAATCATTGCTTCCCAGAGAATCGTCATCGCCGCGCTTTCATCTCTTGATTGCGTTCCCATCAAGAGGGCGCGCATCATCGCAACAACTTCCTGCATCACGTACATGCGGCGTTCTAGATCAGCATAGTCAAGGCTGAGTTCGTCGTGCTGGGTTTTCCAAAAATTATTAGACATATCGATCTCCCGTGAAGTTGAGGGGGCCGGAGCCCCCTGTCAGTAGCGACCCGCCTCACGTTCCAAGAACGAAGCGATATGGTCATTACAATCGGCGATGATAGCAGCGGTCAGGCTCCCCTTAACGTCTGCCGACGAGCCGTTGGTGACGATTCCTGCCTCTTCGCCGTCATCATCAATCAACACGGCGTCGATGAAGCCAGTGGTCTCCCATTCGATAAAACGGTCAGGCTCGCCGATGTCACGGTCCCCGCGTTGCGTCGAGTAGGCCAGCTCGATTTCGCCCTTGGCGAGATACGCGGTGTCGTTGAGCGTAAAGGGGACTTCCTCGAACTTGTAGATTACGTAGTCCATTGTCGATCTCCATGTGTCTGGGCCGCTGCCCATGAATCAGTTATAACCGAAGCCACTTCGGTAGTCAAGCGATGTGTGCGGGGTATTCGAGAGAAATATTGAATACCCCGCAATGCGATGTCAGCTAATCCAGCTTGGAACCTGATCAAGCATCATTTCCATCCGAAGTGGCATGATCGCGCCAAATCCCTCGCAGTCGTAGCCGGGGACAAACCAGTCAGCAAGTGCCACAGAGCCTCCATTGTGAGCGATTGTGAATGATGGATCTTTCTCGTCAGACCAAAGCGACTTCGCCTTGGCAATCCGGGTGATGAGGGCGGGAGTAAACTGCGCGCATTCTCCGCTAATTTTGCCAGTGGGGAAAACTGACCGCCACGATGGAAATATTCCATCGATCACATTGGCGCTGTAGGATTCACCAAAATATTCGATTGTAACTCGACCGTCGGACACACTTACCTCGGCCAGATTGGTTTTGTCCTTTCGAGACAACTTGATCTTGTCGAGAAGGGTATGTGGAATGATTACGTCGCTCGTAATTCCTTCAAAACTTTCAGCGTGCTGGCGGACAACGCCCATAATGTGACCGTCGGTCGCCACGAGAAAAAGGCCTTTGGCAGTTGGCTGGACAGCCACTCCGTTGAGATAATATCGTGTGTTCTCAGTGCTCGAGAAAAACACTAACGACTTCAGGGCTTTAAGATTGATTTTCATTGCGCGTTCCTTTTAGTTTTAGGTGATTTTATTCAGCCGCCATCTTCAGGACCGGCTTGACGCGAAGCGTCTCGACCAGCGAGAGCTTGGTGCATGCAGACACTTGCGCCTCGGTCAGGAAGGTCTTTACCACCTTGGCGTCAAAGCTGGCGCGCTCCGAGAGAGACACGACGACCGTGGCGGTATTGCCCTCGATGATTTCAAGGCCAGTGGCCTTGATCTCCGCCTTCACGGCGTCGAGCTGCTTTGTCAGGGCTTCCATCTCATTTTTGAGGATGGCGTAGCGGTCGGCGGCGGGGAGGGTGTTGAACATTGTCGATTTCCATTTGTTAAGCACAAATCAGTTATACCCGAAGCCACTTCGGCGTGTCAACTCATAATTGTCTCTAGCAGCATCGCCGCAAGCATGACGCCGACGATGAAGAGCGCGGTCTCCGACCACGAGGGTTCCCAGTGTCCGGGCATGTCAGGCCTCCAAGTCTTTGAGGGCGGCGGCAAGTTCGTCGTCGTTTAACTCTTCGGCCTCATAACCAATGAAAGCCATTTCACCTTCAATTTCCTTTTCGAGCTGGGCAATCCAAACTTTTCGCAATGCAATTTCGCCCTGCTTCGTGGCAAGAGACAAACGAACGCGCTCCTGCGAGAGGTGGCGGGTCAGGGCGTCGAGGTGGCTGGTGTCCATGTCAATCTCCAGTTGAGTCTTGCTGTGGTAATTTCCGGGCCGCTTCATTCGCCGCCCATGACCCTTTATAGACCGAAGCCACTTCGGTCGTCAACAGGCCCCTTGCATTTATTTTTCGGCTGGAGCATAAATTTCACATGAACACTGTTCTCCGCGACAAGTTCGCCAAGTCGATTTGCGCATTCGCGCCCAGCGGCTTCCTGATGGGGGAGCCGTGCAAGGAACTGTGTTCATACTGTATCGAGCAGGCCGACAGTCTTATGGAGATAATTGATGAGCACGAACAATCAGTTGCAGGCGCTCGTGGAGCGGATCGAGCGACTGGAAGCGGAGAAGGCGGCGATATCTGCCGACATCAAGGATGTGTATGTCGAAACCAAGAGTAATGGCTTCGACGTCAAAATCGTCAGGAAAATCATCGCCATGCGCAAGCGTGACGGCGCTGCGTTGCAGGAAGAGCAGGCGCTGATCGCAACCTATATGTCTGCGCTCGGGATGCTGGCGGATCTGCCCCTCGGTCAGGCGGCAATCAAGCGGGAGTTTGGAGCATGAAATTCATTCGCGCCAGCGATCTGCCGGGACACCTTGATGACATTTCCACTTTGGAAGGTTGTCAGGAAGCGATTGTACGATATCGCACCGAGCTTGATCGGATCAAATTGATCGTTCTCGATGTGTTGAAAAACAAGCATTTTTTGACAAAAGACAGTCTAATATCTTCGCTCGATCATTGTGGTTTTATCGCTCACGAAGCATTGGGTAGCGAATAGGGAAGCTATGTTCAAATGAACGAACCCAAGCCGCTCTCGGCCGGGCGCTTTAAGAAGCGGCGACTTGTTGCTATGAGTGGGGCAGCACAAGCGGCAAAGTCCGCGAAGCCTGTTTCACTGCCTAAGCTCAGGTGTTTGGAGAATAAAGATGGCGAAGACGCCGATCAAGTCGCCCGATAAGGTCGTTCCCGCTCGTCCTACGGGTCGCCCTGTCGGTCGGCCAAGTAAGTATACACCTGAGATCGCTGAACGTATTTTTATGGAGATGACAGATGGCAAAGACATGGTTGAGATCTGTCAGGCTGAAGACATGCCTGATCGGGCGACAGTCTACAGGTGGATGGCGCGGGACGCTGAATTTGCGTCATTATGTGCGCGCGCACGCGAAGCGCTGGCTGACTACGAGTTCTATCGGGCGAAAAAACTTGCAGACGATTGCACCGAGGAAAACGTCAATTCAGCTCGGGTCAAGCTTAATCATCTTCAGTGGCGCATCATGAAGGTGTCGCCGAGGACGTACGGCGATAAGACACAGACTGAGCTGACTGGCGCTAACGGCGGACCGATCAAGGTCGAGACAAGCGTACTTGATGTTAGTACGCTCGATGTCGAAGAGCTTGAAGCGCTCGAAAAGGCCCTGACGGCAACGATCAAGAAGTGAGGTTTATATGATTGAAATCGGGC